GAATAATCAAATTACAGCTGAAATAAACAAAATTTTGTTTAAATCAAATGATTATTTAACTCAAATTGAGCTAATCAAACGCACGAACGGGATTCGACCTGTTCCTGTGGGAGTTTGCTTTGTCGGTGCTTCTGGTATCGGCAAGTCGACGCTTATCGACGAATTTATTCAAAGATGCAAACGCAGATTGAAGGAAGTCGGTGGAGCGCATTTCTATGACGCTGACAAATTTTCCACTTGGAATATGCAGCAGAGAGATGAATTCGACACGGGTTACGTAGGTCAAGAAATTACCTATGAAGATGATGCTTTCCAGGATAAAACCAATAAAGATCATCTTATGTATTTCCAATACATAGGTCCAACTGCTGTTGGAACCATTCAAGGAGCTGTAGATCAGAAAGGAGCACCCTTTAGAGCAATTATGTGTATCACAACATGTAATGAGTTGCCTAGAGGTAGTGTAACTGTAAATTTCTTACCAGCTTTGCACAATCGGTTTCCACACACGAGCTTTGTCGAAAAAGTCGACCAACCACCTCTTGACTATGATAAGGATTTCAAACATCTGAAGTTTTCACATGGTCTAATGGCAGATCACATCGGTAATAACACTCAAGATATCGATGCGCTTAAACTTGACGAAGTTGTCAATCGAGTTTGCAAAAACATCATTTTCAATCGAAAGCAATTCGAGCAAAAACTTGCTACTTTTAATCAAGCAAACATCCACCCACAATCAGGACCAGATGGTTATGAAACTGAAGAGAGTGATGAAGAAGAAATGATTCTAGCTCAGGACAGTGAATTTGACCTGGATTCTGATGATGATGTGAGTCTCGCTGATTCAGAAGAAATTGAAGATCGAAAAAGACGTCTCAGTGCGCATGCACTTTGGGCTGCCCAACAGGGTACTCCTTATCAAGGTAATGATGAATGGACTTACGAGAAGCATGTCCCATTTAATGGTGCACAAGCTGTTCTCAAGGGTGTCAATCACATGTCTCCGATGAACGTCAAATTCGATCTCGCAAGAGAAGCAATTGAAGATCTTGCTCGAATGTGTTCCGCAGTAGAAGGAGTTCATAACATTGGAGATCTAGGGGAATGGACGAAGCATCTTATAGATGTCGACGGAAATTCCTTTGATCCCGCGATGTATACGAATCTCTACGAATTTGTCATTTCCTTCGGGAGGTGGCGAATCAAACTGGGGGAAGAAAGAGTTTTCGTTGAGAAATGGATGACTCAAAGGACATTGAAGTGTCAGAGTGAACTCGAAGATTTTTATCTATGGGGACCCATCCTTGGAAGTGGATCTATTCTTCTGCTTGCAGGGGATCAAACCATAGTTGAACTTCATCAAAGTTTGCTGCCGAAATGGCGACAACTGCTCAAACGGTTTTCAGAGCGAGTTTTTAATCTGTATACCCCAAGTCATTGGAGACGCTTAGGTTTTACCACAGCTATTCATATTGCGGGAGTATCATTGTTTCCTCAAACAGCCTTTTTTGGAATTCTCTCTGAAATGGCTTATTGGGAAACGGCTCGACAATTGCAACCGGAAAGGCACGTAGATCCTGTCATCGGAGTTCTCAATCCTAACTTCAGAATGTTAGAAGTTCTGGCAGCTCCACATATTGTCATGAACAAAGCTTTTGCTTACCTTGAAACGGTTTCAAAAATTTTACTTGACAATATGACTGGGTTAGCTCTTCAAGCTCTCGAAGCGATCGGTGTAGATGTGTCCCCTTATTGGAGAGATATCGCACGGGCGGCTTTGCCGTACGCTTTGTCGGTAACGACAATTTGCATTGCAACAATTCTTGTTTACGCCATGTATAAAATCATTCAGTTCTTATTAACACCTAAAGTACAGCAGGAATCTGGACTTGAGAGCGATGATACTGGTGGAAACAAACAAAAACAGCAAAAAGCTCAACGCATGCGCGATCAAAAGCAATTGCATGTTCGGCAACTTCGCCATCAGATGGCGAATGAAGAAGAAATTGATATTTCAGTCGATGGTGAAATTCATCAGAGTCTTGTTTTAAAGAATTCTTTTTCAGATCCGGCTTGGATTAGCTGGATAGCAAACGAAAACGAAGGGTTGAGTTCCCGAGTTAAATTGCACAATCAAATTGAAGGCGAAACTGAAGTTATCCATAAAGAGACTTTGGATTGTCCTAGAGATTTTACGGTTGAACGCAATCGGGTTACTAGATTGACACGCGAAAAACGATCAGATGGTCTTAAAGACCAATTTGTTCTATTTTGCCAGCTTGATTTAGTCGGAAACTTGGACGAATGCGAGGAGGAATATCTTCGTGTAGTCAAACACTTCGAATCATTTGCGGTTAGCCATTGGCTAGCCGATGTATCAACTCGTCACGTGGCGAATGAACATCATATGTTCAAAATAAATATTTATGGCCTGAACACATTTATGCAAGGCCGTAAGTGTAATTTTGTACGTAGTCGATTTAAGAATTTAAATATTCTAATCAAAACCATCAATGGAGAAACGATCCAAGAAGAAGCGAACATTGATTTCGCTTTTCATTCGGCTAGTGACTCTATCGATTTGCGTCGAACATTGAAATTTAACCATCAAGTTTTTCTTTCAAAAGTTCCCTTGTCAGATATCGACACACTAGAATCTGGTGTTTCGAGTTATGGCATTGGCAGTAATGATATCATCATTGCGCCAGCTCACGATCTACTCAAAGGTGAAATCTTTCGCTTTTGGCGGCACGACGTAGGTGTTGATAAATTTTTCCAACTGGCTATTGTGGAAACACGAGATCCAGTTCGAGATATTTCAATCTCACGCATCCTAACGAAAGAAGGTGCAAGAGCTCTTTTCTCTCAGAGAAAAGTTGCATTTCCAACTCGAATGGCGAGTGTGACGGAGCGTTTCAGAGACGTTTCTAAGCATTTGTATTCTAGTGAAGAATTGAAGAAGCTCGCACCAGGTTTTCGGGTTGTAATCTACTTGCCGATGCAAGATGCAAATTTCTATGCTATGGCTAAATTCATAGGCGAGAAATCTTTCTTGGTACAAGGATCTTATAAGGTTCTAAACCAGATAGAATGTCGAGCTATTGAAACTAACCATAAACATAGTAGGGCTGGAGATTGTGGGGGAACTATTGTATCCTCGCATGACCGTTATCAATCGAAACTTCTAGGTTTTCATACCGCAGGAGCTTCGAGCTTCACGCTTGGAGCTTTCCTCGTGAAAGAAGATCTCAGTAAGATTGAGCAGCAATGCTGCATATCTGACGATAAATTCTCATCATTAATCGTTAGAGGCGAACCAACGGATTTGCCTAAAGGAGAAGAACTTAAATTCATCGGAAAGTTATGTCGCGAAACAAAACCAGCCGGAGCAGCTTCTCTGTCACACTGGCACTTGTCACCTTTCGAGGAACAATTCGAAGAGCAACTACAACCTGCACCTTTGAATCCGGAGGATAATAGAATTGAAATTGAGTTACCACGTAATCTCAACGGAAAGAAATCTCTCCTCCTTCGTGCAAACGAACATCTTGGAAAGAAAATTCCAGATATGGATGAAGAACTCGTTGAAAAACTAGCGAGACAGATGATGGAAGAAATGGCGGTGAAGATTGGACACATTAACACGTGTTCATCTGATCCCGAACAACTTTTATTTGAAGGTCTCAATGGTCATCGCGAGAACCAATTCTGTAGAGGAATGGAACTTGACAAAGCCAGCGGACTTCCCTGGAATCTCATGCCAGGGATGACGAAGAAGAAGGACTTCTTGAATAACGATGATGGAACTATCACATTTAACGATGGGGTGGGAAAGTCATTGAAAGCAAGACTCCTTAAGAAGATCGAAGCAGGAAAGCGCGGAGAAAGAATTCTTAGTTTTAGTAACAGCAAACTCAAAGATGCAGTTGTTAAAACCAGTGCTGTTAAAGCCGGAAAGACGCGAGTTTTTCACTCTATCCCAGTTGATAAGATCATTGCTGAC